AAATGGCTTTTGAAGCAGGTAAGCCGAGGCCAGAAACCGCAGGCAGAAAAAAAGGAAGCACCAACAAGGCCACAGCCGACATTAAAGCAATGATTAGTAATGCTTTGACATTAGCAGGTGGGGAATCTTATTTGTTGCGCCAAGCAGATGAAAACCCCGTTGCTTTTATGGGGCTAATTGGAAAGATATTACCTAAGCAAGTTGATGTTGATGCAAGCTTGAATGGTAATCTAGTCATCTCTCATATCACACGAGAAATCATTGACCCACTTAACAATTAAAACGCCACGAGTCTTTAAGCCTTTATTGGTTGATGCTCGGTACAAAGGCGCGCATGGTGGCCGAGGCTCTGGGAAATCAAACTTCTTTGCTGAATATATTATTGAGCGTTGCATATTAGCCAAGACTAATGTTGTTTGTGTTCGAGAGATACAAAAATCATTGGCGCAGTCGGTTAAGAAGCTCTTAGAAATAAAAATAGAAAACCTAGGCGTTGGGCATCTGTTTGATGTTCAAGAGTCGGTTATCAAAGCTAAGAATGGCGGCATAATCCTATTCCAAGGCTTACAGAATCACACAGCCGACTCTATAAAATCATTGGAAGGCATCGATATTGCATGGGTGGAAGAAGCTCAGTCGTTGAGCCAACGAAGCCTTGACTTATTACGTCCAACCATTAGAAAGCCAGGCAGTGAGTTATTGTTTAGCTGGAATCCCAATGCTGCATCAGATCCCATTGATGTACTGCTACGGGGTGAGAATCCACCGCCTGATGCCGTTGTTGTCCAAGCTAATTACATGGATAACCCTTGGCTTCCTGACGTTTTACGCGATGAAATGGAATATGACAAAAAGCGTGACGTTGATAAGTATGCACACGTCTGGCTTGGGGAATACAGGCGCAACTCAGAAACAAGAGTCTTTAAGAATTGGAAAGTAGAAGAGTTTGAACGACCTTTAGGCACTATTTACCGGTTAGGCTTAGACTTTGGTTTTGCTGTTGATCCGACGGCCTTGGTGCGATGCTCAACAGAAGGTAATCTGCTTTATGTTGATCATGAAGCGGTGATGGTAGGTTGTGAGATAGTCAACACGCCAGATCTTTTGCGTCGTGTGCCTGAGTCTGACAAATGGTTCATCACAGCAGATTCTGCAAGACCGGAAACTATCAGTCACCTACAAAAACATGGCTACCCTAAGATAACCTACGCTAAGAAGGGCGCAGGCTCGGTCGATGATGGCGTGGAATTCTTAAAATCATTTGATATTATCGTGCATCCACGATGCACTGAAACCATTAAAGAGCTTACAATGTATTCCTATAAACAGGATCCGCTGACTGGTGCTATATTGCCTATATTAGAAGACAAGAATAACCATGTTATTGATGCCTTGCGCTATGCCTGCGAGGGTGTTAGACAGGTCATGAAGCCAAGAGACAGACAAAAGATTAACATACCCACGGGAAGCTGGATGTGAAAAAAGACAAAGATAATAGTAAATTTATTGCCAATGCACATAAACGCTTTGATAATGCCAGCGACAGCGAAAGCCGAGGCAGGCGTGAGCGTCTTGATGATCTAAAATTCGTTAGGCTTGGCGAGCAATGGCCGGAAGCCGTTAAACGTGACCGTGAACGCCCTGGCGCTGAACGTCCGATGCTGACGATCAATAGGCTCTTTCAATTTCGCAATCAAATTATTAACGAAATTAGACAGAATAGACCTTCTATACAATGTCGGCCTATTGATGACGCGGCCGATGTGGATACCGCCGAGGTACTACAAGGGATTATTCGACATATTCAGGATGCTTGTGGAGCTGATACAGTCTATGATATAGCCGCTGAGTTTCAAGTTGATAGCGGCCTTGGTTATTTTCGCATCCAGACAGATTATTGCTATCCTGACAGCTTTGACCAAGACATTATTATCAAAGCCGTTGTTGATCCTTTCAAAGTCTATTTTGATCCTGAGTCCACTGAATGTGATGGCTCTGACGCAAAATGGGCGTTTGTTGTTGAGGAGTGGACACGCGATGATTTCGAGACAAGTTATCCTGACGTTGATGTTTCATCTTGGAATACTAATGGGCCAGGCGATTCTTCTGGCTGGTTTGGAAGCGATAGCGTACGCATTGCAGAATATTTCCTGATTGAAACAAAACAGAAAACACTATGCCAATTACAAGATGGCTCAACCGCTTTTAAAGATGAGATCCCAGCCGAGTATCATGACCTGATAGAAAAGGAACGTAAGACAGAAACGAAAGTTTGTAAATGGTATAAATTGGCCGGTGATATCATCCTTGATGAGACTGAGCTTCCTTGTTCTTTTATCCCCGTCATTCCGGTATACGGCTCTGACATTTGGATAGAAGGCAAACGCCATCTGCATGGCTTGACCCGTTTTGCTAAAGATCCAGCACGTTTATACAACTTCTTCCAGTCTGCTAATGCGGAAACCTTAGCACTCGCACCTAGAGCGCCTTATATAGCGGCTGAAGGACAGATAGACGGCTACGAACAGGAATGGCAGAACGCCAATAGAGTCAACTTATCAGTGCTGACCTATAACCCTGTTTCATTACAAGGCAATGTACTTGGCGCTCCACGACGCGAGCAACCACCAGGGACTAACCCCGGCTTTGAGTCTGCGATGAACCGTGCGGAACTAGACATTAAAGCCACGATGGGCATGTATGATGCTTCGATGGGAAACCATGAGAGTAACCAGTCTGGGCGTGCCATCTTATCGCAACAGCGCCAAGCCTCAACAGGCAACTTCCATTTTAGTGATAACTTGGCGCGTTCATTACGCCATGCAGGTCGTATTATCATTGAGATGATTCCTAAGATTTATGACACGCAACGAATTGCACGCATCATTGGGGAAGATGGCGAGCCTAAGAACGTACAGCTTGATCCTAATCAGCCACAAGCTAAAATGCAACAAGAGAATGAACAGGGCGAGATTAAGTCTATTTATAATCTAGGTGTGGGGAAATACGATGTTACCGTTGCTGTTGGCCCAAGCTATGCAACTAAACGCCAAGAAGCCGCAGAAAGCATGATGGCATTTGTTCAAGCAGATCCGCAGGTGCTACAGATTGCCGGTGATTTGATTGTAAAGAACATGGATTGGCCAGGGGCTGAGGAGATAGCTAAACGCATGAAACTAATGCTGCCGCCTCAAATCCAACAGGCTGAGAAAGCTGAAAGCGAAGAAAAGCCGCAGATTGATCCCCAAATGGAACAGCAAATGAATCAAATGGCTGACCAAATGCAGCACATGAGTGAAGCTTTGCAACAAGCGCAGTCTGACAAAGAAGAAGCACAGCAAAAGCTTGAAATTGAAATATTTAGGGCTGAGACTGAGCGCATGAAAGTAGAGGCTGATATTGCTGATAAGCAAGCTGGATTGATTCATCAGATGGCATTGGCTGATTTAGCGCATACGATGCAAACCAGTAAATTAGGCGAAGAGACAACCGAACTTGAGCAACAAGAAATATCACAACAACCTATTCCAGAACAATTACCAGAGGCGCAATAATGGCTATTAATGTTCAAAAATCATTCCAATATCAACCAACCATCTATCAAACAGGAAGTGACCAGCCTTCTACAGCGGTGGGTGGCAGCAGCTCGCCAATAACAGAGTCATCAATTTGTACTATGCTTGATAATGGATTAACATTTGTCAATAATACAACAAGCAATTTTACTAAAACCATCCCTGCAAATATTGGAACAGATTTTGGTTTTGCAATAATTCAGGCATCGACTGGAACTTGCACCATAGCGCCAGCATCTGGCGTAACTTTTATTAATGCGTTACAAGCTACAGCAGCAGCAGGACAAATAATTACGGCTATTTGGATAAGCTTAAATACTTATGTGATTAAGGTGAATTAAATGGGACTGCCATTTAACAAAATATATAAATACATAGAAGGATTTACACCATCGTCATTATTTGCCGCTGGTGAACAAGGCGCATGGTACGACCCCAGTGACTTAACGACCCTGTTCCAAGAGTACACAGGCGCTATACCTGTTACTTTAAGTCCAATGGAACAGCCAGTTGGGTTGATGTTGGATAAGAGTAAGGGTTTGGCACTGGGTGCTGAGTTAAAAGGGACAGGTGTGATTGGATTGGCTGGTACTTTAGCAACTCCAGCAACTTACGATCCGATTACGGGTATTGGTAGTGTTTCAAGAGTATCTTACCCAGGGGAGCAATCATATATTACTTTTACTGGACTTGTACCTAATTCGTTTTATAAAATTTCTATATCTATTATTTCAGGGTCAGCATTAAACGTAAGGTCTGGAACATATGGTGCAGCAGGGTACTTGCCTATCGTATCACCATCTGGGGTAGGCTACGTTCCGGCAGATGGTTCGGGTCAAATAACAGTTACTGCAAATAACAATAGTACAATAACTTTTACACTTACGTCTATCAAACAAATAGCAGGCAACCACGCCTTCCAAGCGACCTCTGCTAACCGACCTTTGCTAAGTGCTAGAGTTAATTTGCTACTTGCTACTGCTACCTTATCCACGCAATCTGTAACTTCTCAAGCGACTAACTATGTATTAGCTTTTACGGGTACTGGTACAGTGACATTATCAGGAACAGCAACAGGAACACTGTCAGCCGGTAGTAATACATTTACAGCAACAGCAGGTACATTAACACTGACTGTATCTGGCTCAGTTACTCTTGCAGACCTACGCCCAACCAACTCAGGCGCACTACTGCCACCTTATCAACGAGTTACTACAGCGACAGACTATGACACAGCAGGCTTTCCGCTCTATCTAAAATGTAACGGCACAAGTAGTGCTATGTCTACTAACTCGATTAACTTTACCGCAACCGATAAGATGACGGTGGTGACTGGGGTTAGGAAGTTAGAAAAAACATTACCTAATATATTGATAGAACTGGGTAATGGTACAAATTTGGGTTCTTTTGGTATGCAAGCTCCAAATTCTAATGTAAATGATTATCTATTAGAATCTAAAGGAGATTTTGCTAATACTTCAATAATAGCTTCAGGGTTTTCTGCACCTATTAACAACATCTTTACAGGATTAATTTCCATTACTCCAGCATCTAAAATTATTAGATTGAATGGCGTTATTATCGTTAGCGGGACAACTAATACCGATCACTTTGGATACGCAGTTCGGTGTTGATATTTCATTTTCATCAACTGATTTAACTTTGCATATTGACGAGTTTAGCGATCGTTTCTTAAAACCTGCGATGGCGACTATTGCTAACAGAATCGATTATCAAGGATTGCAACTTTACAAAGATATCTTCCGCTATGTCAATGCAGGCGCATCCGGTACAGCCTACGGCACTTCTGGAACTTTGAACGGCGGTTCTGCAACTGTTGCACAAGTACAAAGCCAAATATTGACCGCTGGTGCGATCTTAACTGAGTCTGGCGTTCCTAATGAAGCGCGTGGCTTAGTGTTAGATCCTTTGTCTCAAGTTTCAGCAGCAACTCCAATGCTGGCTTTGTTTAACCCACAAGCCCGAGTTTCATCTATCTTTGAAAAAGGATCTATCGGTGCTTCTACATTGGGCTTTGATTGGGCTGCCGATGCTAACGTAAACAGCTTTGTCCCCATGGCGGCTGGCTCTGTCACTGCTTTAACAGCAGCGCCTACTTCTGGCGCGACTACTATTGCGGTAACTTCTACTGCCGGCACTGTGCCTAAAGGCACAATCGTGCAAATTACTGGAATTTTTGCCATAAATCCACAAAACAGACAGTCAACTGGTCGTCCAATGCAGTTTGTGGTAACGGCTGATACCGCTGTAACAACGACTGGTACATTGCCAATTTATCCCGCTTATATCCCAAGCGGACAATTTGCAACTTGCACAGGCACACCAACATCCACAGCTGCAATAAGTATTTTAACTTCTGGTGCAATTGGTGGAACAGGTTCTTCACAAAACTTGGCCTTTCATAAAAACGCCTTTACGCTCGCGACGGCCGACCTCTTATTGCCGGGCGGGGTCGATATGGCTGAACGCGCTAACTATAAAGGCATCTCAATGCGTATGGTTAGACAGTATGACATTAACAGCGACGCTTTTCCTGTGCGCTTTGATGTACTTTTCGGGTATAAAACTATTTATCCAGAGCTTGCTGTTCGAGTTGGCGGCTAATTAACTTAATTTAATAGGAGGCTCTTATGCCAGATATTTATGGCGGTGGTTTATCCATTGCAATGCCCATAGCAACTTATACAGGCACTCACCAAATAAACGGTGGTACTGCAATAGCGGCTAACACAACAGCGGCTGCACAAGCCTTAACTTTTACCGGTGTTTTAACTACTGATACTAACGTGGCGTTTGCGCCTCGTGACGCGGTTGTTATTCCAAACGGTTTAATCTTAGTGTCTTCAGTTTGTACTGCCACAGATACGATTACTGTCCAATGGCGTAACAACACCAATGCGGCTATTACTCCACCTGCATCAGCAACGTGGACAGCCGTCGTTTACAAACCGTTCTATTTAGTCGATTAAAACCCGCACTATGAGCCAAGGATGGCTCTTTCCCTAATTTAAAGAGGCACGAGCTATGCAGCATTACCAGGATGTTTTACTTGACCGGTCTGGCAATGCCATAGCTGGTGCTATCATTACCGTTACAAATCATTTAGATGGACTGCCAGCTATCCTATATGCTGATTATGCAGGCACTATCGTTCTGACATCAATTGTTACTGATTTTGATGGGAGCTACAGCTTTTATTTCTCCTCTGGTCGTTACGATTTCAGCTTTTATAAATACGGTTTATTATTAAAAACACAAATTGATGTGTTTGTTGACCAAAGCACTGGCTTACAAGATTTATCAGCGCCTACCGGTGCGTCATTAGTTGGCTTTCAGCAATCAGGCACAGGTGCAATTGCAACAACAGTAAACGCTAAAATAAAACAACAAGTGTCTGTATTAGATTTTGGCGCTGATCCGACAGGTGTTGATGATAGTACAGCGGCTATTCAATATGCTATCAATTATGTACATAGTTTAGGTGGTGGGGCTGTTTATTTGCCCTCTGGT